GCAAGCATTTCTGCATCAACTACTTTTACAAATGGAATTACACCTGTTGATTCTGAACCTTTTGATGTTTTTGTTCCTTGTGAACGAACTGAACTCCAACTGCCTCCAATTCCTCCACCGAATGATGAAAGAAAAGCATTTTCAGTATAGTGTTCAGTTATACCTTCTCTTGAATCTTCTACATAATTTAAGAAGCATGAGATTGGCAGACCCCGCTTAGTCCCTCCATTGGAGAGAACAGGAGTTGAGAACATAAACCATAAATTACTTGCATAATCATATAGTCTTTGTGCGTGTTCATCATCATCTGCAAAAGCTTGGGCTGCCCGTGCAAACCCTTCTTGAGGAGATTTTTCATCTCCGACAAGATAGCGATCTTCAAGAGTTTTAAAACTGAACTCTGTCAGTAATTTATCTTTGCTATAATCTATTTTCATTAGAATTTTCCTTGTAAAGTTTTATTTATAACTTCTTTATTTTCCTCTCCGATCGCATCTTCACAGTAAGCTAGTAAATCCATAAGTTCAACATTTTGTAGAAGTTGTTCTGCATTTTCGTTGACCGCTTGAATATATTTATACTTGCCTTCTATTGGGCATGCGTCATAGATGTCAAATACTGTTCCATATTGTTGCATTAACTGGACAGCACGTTTTGGACCAACACCTGGTACTCCAGGTACATTGTCTCCTTTATCGCCTGTAAGACACTTGAAAGTGATATAATCTTCTATTTCAAAATCATAGTGTTCATCCCAGTTGTGTACTGTTGTTTCTTTTCGAGTAACTGTACTAAATCTCGAAACTTTGTCATTGATTAGTAAATCCCAGTCTTTATCAGATGAAATTAACCAGCAATCATCAAAGTCAAAGTTCTTTGTAATATAGGCAGCAATATCATCAGCCTCTACACCTCGAAAGTGAAAAACTGGATATTTTTCTTTTATAAGAGTAAGAGTGTCTTGAAATTCTGCCATAAACATTTCAAATTCTTTTGCCTCTTGCTCAGTTTGTTCTGCATATCGTTCTTTACGATTTGCTTTATATTCGGGGTATATCTCTTTTCTGTAAGAGCTACCGCCATCAGCACATACGATAATCGTACCTGCTTTGTAAGATTTTGCTAGACTTTCGATTGTTCTAATGTAGTCATACTTAAAATCAAGTATATTTTGATGTTTCCATCTAAATGCTACATTTAATCCATCAACTATCAGCAAGTTCCCAATCGGAGCAGGGGCTCCAAGGTTCGCAATTGTAGTCGCCATTTGTAAACTTTATCTCCTCATTTTCTAGCCAGGGTTCTGCGAGAGTTATATATGCACCCAGCCAGGCAATATGCATATATCGCAATGTATTTTGTGGTCTTCGTACTGTTGCAACGAAGAACTTACCATAGTTCTCACGAAAGATGAGTAAAGGTTCTTGTTCCATGTCTTGTGCTTGTTTGCATAATTTGCTCCACCACTTAAAAAGGTTATTACTCTTTTGGGTAAATATCTTTGAGTTAAAGCCACTATCTTTGTAAAACTTTACTTCTACACAAAATATATTATGTTTGCCATGGACTCTTAGGTCTCCTTTTATTTTACCGCTACCAGAGCCTGGAGTTTGTTCCCATTTTTCTTGTGTTATTCTATCTAACATAGAGATTACTTGTTGTTCACCTCTATTTCCTTTTTGTCGTGAATTAACCATCTAATTTACTTACTTCATCTTCCTTAATTACTTCTATCTTCTCTAGGAGTGGGTGTGTCCAACCATGGGAGACTATATATGTATTCAAATTTTCTTCTTTCAACAGTATTTCAACCAATCTTTCTTTTCCTAATTCATCAAGAACGTTGGTAACTTCGTCTAGAAATAGAATGTTAATTTGAGACTTGGAAATACTACTCATTAGTTTACGTATTGCAAGAAGTGTGGCAGTATTTACTCTTGCTAACTCTCCTGCACTCAGTGATAATATATCTACTGATTTTCCATTATCTTCTATAATTACATTCAATTTGTCATTTAGAACTACAAATTCTAGACTAAATCTACCATCACTAAGCTCTGCTAGATATTCGTTTGTAAGTTCTTCTAAATCTTTTACAAGATTCTCTATTTTATATGCAAGTAGTCCATTTGTACTAAATGCTTTTTTCAATATTTCAACACTTGCTAACTTATCCTCTACTTTTTCTAAATTTTCAATAAGTTCTGCAAGTTCAGTTTCAAAATTTGTTTCTTGCTCTACAATAATAGCGATACGAGTGTTATGTCTTTCTACATTATTGTTGTGGTCAATAGCTTCTCTTAAATCAGTTTGATACTGCTTGTACTGATTACTTAATTCAGCTATTCTGTACTTCAGCTCTTCAGCGTCAGGAATATCACTACTTAGGTTTTGGTCAATACTTCTGTATGTTTCTTCCCAGTGCTTAATTCCTCTTTTTGCCGATTCATGAATTGTATTCTTCGTCTTGACCTCTGTAAGCCGTTCAGTTTGTTTTTGTATTTCCTTTTCACAATATTCCACCGTTTTTAAATGCTTTGCCATCTGTCCTTTAATAAAATCAATGTTTACATCTTCGCCACATGTAGGACATTCGTGCGTTTCTAAGTCTAATAATCTTTGATACTTGTCGTACATTGATTGTTCATAAGCTTGCTCACTTTTCCAAGTAGCAATACTTTCAATATATTGAGTTGTATCAAGTTTTTCAGGGTGTTCAGCCAATAGTCTTCTATGTTCATGAATATCTATGGACTCTAATTCCTTTCTGTAATAATTATTTTGATTAATTTTTTTGATATTTTCGGAGATATTTTCAAACTCTATTTGTAATGAACGTAAAGTTTTTCCATCTTCTTCTGAATATTTTGGTAAATCCATTTTTGATAATAGTGATGTATCTTCCAATTTATTGTCTTTTAACCATTTTTCAATAGTTGCAATTTTCCCATCTACTCGTGCAACATCGGAACCAAGGGTTCTAGATAATTCACGAAATACATCAAAATAAGATACATACTTATCTAACTGTAATAAATCAATCAAAAACTTCTTACGGTTTGTGTCGGTGGCCGTAAGAAATTGTAAACTTGCATTGGTGTTTTGATAGACAATCTGTGAAAAAGTCTTAAAGTCTATCCCAATAATTTCTTCTAATGTTTTATAGGTATTTGTCGCGGTGTGCGAAGAAATATCCTCACCGTTTTTAAGCAATTTAACTTTAATATTTGCACGTCTAACCACGTCAATGTGATAAGAGTCTTCGTTTACTGTAAAATCAAGAGCAATATCATACCCATTATTTACAGTTCGATTTGCAATATCTGCTTTTTTAATACCTTTGGAGTTTTTATTGAATAGAACTTCCTCTAAAATTAGAGGTATAGAAGATTTACCAGCACCATTTGTGCCGATAAGTTGTGTTAAATTGTCTCTATTGAGTTCTATTTCATTGTCTGAGCCGTAACTAAAACAATTACTCCATGTTAGCTTCTCTAGCGTGATCACTGAATACTCCTATAATTTTTTTAACTTTATCTTCATCAAGTTCAAGTATGTAAGAGAGATATTCTCCTAACTCTTCCTCGATTGTCATTTCTTTGTCAAGTATGAGAGTTGCTTCTGTCTTTCTCTTGATAACTTTTTTATCAAGTAGGTCAGAATTTTTGACCCCGCTCAAGTCTGAAACATCTCCTTCAACTTCATAAATTGTATGGTGCCATTCTGTCTGCACCATTTCGTCTGTACTTGTAACTGTTTTACGAATTAATTGAGGCAAAGTAAATTTATGCCATGTCCAATCAAAATTTTCATCAATTACCAAGTATCCAGTTTTAACTTCGTTTCTATGAAATGACGTAGTCATAGGGCTTCCAGGATACACAATATTTCTTTGAGTATTCTCGTGAGCATGTAAGTCTCCTGCAAAAACCAACTTATACTTGTCAAATCTTTCTAAGTCTACTTCTGGTGTAACATGTGGTGGTATTTCTCCTCTCACATGAGTAAATAAATAATCTGCATTAATATTCTCTATACTTTTCTTTTTGTGTAAATCAGCATAAGGTAATATTGCCCAATTATCTTCATGATATGTTTCGGTAACTACTTCTACTAGAGGGTTTAATTCATTTGTCACTCTTATTAAATTATCAAAGAATGTTTTATTTTTTCTAGTAGCTTCATGGTTACCGTCATATATTATTGTTCGTACTTTTGTATTTTTTACAAAATCAAAGTAAAGTGTTAGTTCATCCATGGAAGGGACTCTATCAAACAAGTCCCCTCCAATGATGTGTAATTTTATATTATGTTTTTCTACAGCTTCTTCTATTTGTTGAAAAAATAACTCATATCTTGAGCATGCCCAAGGCATTGGTACGTTTTTCTGTCCCAGCTTTATATGCCAGTCTGCTGTAAATAAAATCATCCTACAAGTTCTTCCCCTGGTGTCCATTCACACCCTGTTAATCCACCTGCTTTTATAGCCTGTAGAGTTCTCAAAACTTCGTTTGCATTTCTGCCTGTGTCTAACGCGTTTACACTTACATGCTGTACTATATCATTTTTATCAATAATATAAGTTGCTCTGTAGCAAACACCTGCGTCTTCATGAACTATCCCTAGTTCTTCTGCAAGTCTTAATCCACAGTCAGCAGCAAGTGAGTGATTTATGTCTCCAATGAGTTCGTTATCTTTTTTCCAAGCTAACTTACAAAACTCATTATCCCCACTAATACCAATTACATTTGCCTCATCTACTAAGACGTCCATGCCCGCTATTTCAGTCGGGCATATAAACGTAAAATCTTTCGGATAAAAGTAGATTACGGTGTAATCGTGCTTTAACGGATCGTAGTGTTCTGTAACAGAAACTTCTATAAATTCGTTATCTTTATTAACACCCTGCAATTTAAATGCAGGAAACCTTTCTCCTACTCCTAACATTAGATATCAAACTCCTCATTAATTACTTCATCCGCATCAGAATTAGCAGAACCACTTCTGATTCTGTCTAACAGTTCTTTTTGTGCATCAGCAGTAGGTCTTGGTAGGACTTCATCCATTGACTTAAGATCAGCAATTAATTCTTGCTCTTCTTCTGTAAGTGGTCTTGGTTTACACTTAAGTGGTTGTAATTGATACTCCACATTGTAAGCCATTGGGCCAGTCTTAAGTCTTTTGAAGTAAACGTCCCAACCAGTATCTGGGTCGGCAGGATCGCCTAAATCTTCAGCTGCTAATATGATTTGCTCAAGTAATTTCTTTTTAAGATTAAGAACTTTTACTTTACCGCCATGTATACACTGAATAGCGTATGACCATGTGCATTTCATATCTGGATAATATTCTCTTACCCAATCTTTCTCAAGATTTGTAAATGCTTCCTTCTCTCTATCAAAAGATAGACATTCGAAAGGAACATTCTTATCATTCTCTCCTTTTAGCCAGTAAACATATCTTGCGCATACATCACCGACTAAACGTACTGTATTATCTCCTTCTACATATGTGTAGGATTCGATTTTTCCTTTTTGGGCTTCGCCCTTTAATTTATTAAATGTTAATGCCATTGCATTTCTCCTTTAGTGACTTCTTCAAATTTAAAATGTATTCTATCATCTTCAACCCAAAGTA